ACCATCAAAAGACAAACTGTAAGAGCTTAAAAATTCAGCGTCAACATCATAAGTTACTCCTAATCCCAATCCTGTTCTCATTTCTCTATACTCTCATTCACCATTAATTAATATAAAAAATTTACCTGACCTGCTGATCCGCTCCACCAAGTCGCTCTCGTCGGTAAAATTGTTCCGGCAGGTACACTTTCAAATGTTGCTGGGTTGCCATCACTTCCAGACAATGCGACATTACCTGTATTTCCAACGTATACAGACCTACATTCATCATAAATTGTCGCTGCTGATGCTGAAACGAATCTATACGCTGGGCCCGGGCTTGATTTGGTGGGGTCTGGAATATTTAGTGCTTTTGGTAAACTTTTATATTCTCCATTTGGTAACGATCCACTAGCGGATTGATATCTTCCCATTACATTTCTCCTAATTTACGCCCATGAGGAGCGCTTTATCCAAATATCTCTAATGATCGCTGCAACTTCTGTGCGGATCATTGTTTTTAATAATCTCAAATCTTCTCTTGTGATTTCTTCAGTCATTGGTCTTTTTCTTTTCTTTCTTTTCCTCCCGGGACCTGTAAAAGCATATGGTGTTTCGTATCCCGCTATATCACCTGTTGTGGTGATTTCTCCTAGTTCTTCATCTTCATCTTCATCTCCGAGACATATTTCACGAATATAAGCTCTCAATCGAGCCTCTAAAGACTCGGTCATACTTTTTTCAATTCTTTTATCAATTCATAGTATCTCATCAATTGAATCACAACTGTATCGTTCACTACTTTTGAATTTCCAATATTACAAAATTTATTTATAGATTTCATAGCCTCATTTAATTTAATTTTTGTAATCTTATCATCAATTTTTTTACTATACTGTTTAAGATTCTTTTTTACATGAGGAATTTCATTTTCTACATATTCTTTTAAAGAATTTGTATTCGATATATTATTTATATAAGATCTCAGAAGTTTTTTCTGGTTGCTATCCAGATGAGAATATTTTTGATTAAATTTTTCTAATAAAACGCGGTATGTGAGTATTCTCAATTCTTCGTCATCGGGAAGAGCTAGCCCAATAGTTTCTGAAAGTTTAATATTTTCTTTGCTTGTAATATTTTCAACTAAATTAAAAAATGATTCTGTTTTTTCGGCAGGTGATAATCGGTTTTGCTGTTCAAATAACATATAAACAGAAGCATAAATTTTATAATTAGGAACTTTTGAAGATAAAAATTTTACTAAATTATATTTCTTTTGAATTTCTTTAATGAGATTAAATTTTTCTCTTTTCAATAAAGAAATGTTTATTTTTTTTCTTGCATCAATGGCTTCGAGAATAAAAAAATTTGCTTTTTTGTCTGAATCAAATTTTCTATTAATTAAAAGATTATATAGAGCCCATTCCTTCCCCAATTCGGTATTTTCATTAAATCTTTTTTTAATAATATTTAAAGCTTGACATTCCTTTTCTTTATTAAGTACATCAGCTGTAGTTTGTCTTAATAAAAACTCAAAAAGTAACCCGGTGTTCCGAAGTTTATTATGTTTCACCTTTTTATTATGCATGAGCTATCTCCATATCCAAATAAGTATATTTTTTCATATATAAATATAATTTTTTTCTTTTTATCATATATTTATTCATTATCTTCATCATCTAAAAGTGAATTTTCATTTAAAATACCAGTATTGTTTAACTCTTTTCCGAATTTTTTCTTTAATTGATCGAGTAGTCCTTCTGACTTAACAATAGTCGATCCTTTTCCTGGATAAAGGGGGCTTCCGCCTTTAAATTCTCTTGCACCATACCGTTCTCGTTCATATTTAGTTGCGTCTTTTATATCTTGGGATGTCGCTTCGCCGTAATCGCGATGTGAATATTGAGGCCCTTTTTCGCTTCCTCCCCATTCACCACTTTCTTCCATTCCTTCTGCATCTGCTTTCTGCCCAGATTCGGCAGGATCGTTTCCTTCCGCAGAAATCTGCTCCATTCTAAACGCTTGTTTCTGATCTTCGATAATTTTTTGAAAAATATCACTTTTCTGATGTTCATTTAAATCAAAGATATTATCATAAATCCAATTTCTTGAAAATAATTTATTTTCCATAGCGGATTGTGCAATATTGACTTGTTGTTCTAATAATTCAAGTTTTTCTTGTTCATGAATCATAGATGGATTTGTGAGTTCGAGATCAAAATTTAATAATTCAGCGTCGTTAAATCCTTGTGCATATAAATGGATAATGGCAATTTTTTCAAGTTCCGCGACAAGAATTTTTTGAAATCGTTCGATCGTACGAGCAAATCTAACATCTTCAGCAGCAAGGGTAGCTTTCGATCCAATACCCTCTTCATAGCCCAAAAATGCTTTCGGTATCTTTAACGCTGCCATTAATTTATTACGTAAATATTCGATATCATCAATAGCGTTATCATTAGTCAGACCAGGTAAAGTTTCGATTTCAGTGCCGCTATCCCCTCCACGAACTGGAAGATAATAATCTTCTGTAACGGATTCAATATTATATCGTAAATTATAATCACCAGTGCTCTGATCCATTACTGGTATTTTTTTCATTTTATTGATTATCTTTTGCATAAAATTATCAACTTCATTCGGTGGAATATTTCCAATATCGACTTTAAAAACTCTTTTTTCTGGTGCTCGCATAATACGATGAATCAACATGGCATCTTCCATCAATGTCAACTGTTTCCAAACTCGTCTGCAGCCTTCCAGTTGCGATTTTCCGTATGGAAGAAAATTTGAATCAGATAATAATCTAAAATGAGCTATTTCATAATTTTCATATGTTTTTTTCTGGCCTTGGGGCGCAACGGTTGACTCAGATTCACCTATAAGCTCAAATTGAACTATTTTAGGATTTGATGGATCGTGATCTTCTAATCGAATAACATCATATGGGGACAAAGGTTTAATATTAACGATTCCATACTGCTCTGCTATATCGAGCAATAAATAAAAATCACCATACTTTGTTAAATTTCTCATCCATGACCATAAATTAAATTCAATATTGATAACATCATAAAATAAATTATGAAGAATTTCATAAACTTTACTATTATCTGTTTTGATAGAAAGAATTTCTCCTTCAATATTATCAACAGTGGATTCATCTGAATAAATATCCAATGCTGATGAAATAATCGGATCTGAGTCCATTAGTTCATAATCTCTAAATAATTCTTGTCTGGCTATTTCATATGCATTTCTTGCATTTTGCCTTGCTGCATATTTCGTACCCCAGCCGCCGGCACCTACCAGTCTTGTATATCGATCGATAAAATTAGTCAATAATCCTGTTTGAGAAAAATCAACATCTTTTACAACTAAACGATTGTCATCTGTTTTTCGAACAACAATATTGCTTCTAAATAATCGTTTTAATCTATTGAATAAATTATTTTGTTCTGCCATTTTTTGCCTCTCTTATAATAACCATGTTAAATCTTCTTTTTGACTACCTATATCTATTTCCCATTGATTATTTTTCGGTTTTATCTTTCCTTTAGAAAATCCTGCATCATATCCTTTATTGCTATTCAATAAAGAATCCATTAATGCTCTCTGTAGATTGTCATGTTCAGTTTTTAATTTCAACGCTGTATCTCGAATCCATAAAGCAATGGCGTATGCTATAACCAAATCATCATTATATCCCTGCATCGCTTCTGCTTTACTGTTATTATATATAAATACAAATAATTCTTCTATCAATCGCGCTGAATTAAGTTTAGTTAATTTTTCTCTTGTATACTCTTCCATTTTTGCAACAATCAGCGGTTTAGTCTTCATCGTTGTTGTAAATCCTGGAATGAGATTTTTATCTCGTGTTCTATATCTATTTGATTGTATTTGATGTTCTACATCAACATATCTTAAATCTTTTGATTGGTAGAATAAATTTTTATAACCTCGATCTATTATTGTTTGAATCGTCGCCCATCCTACATTATTATTTTCAACAACTAATAACGCGTCATTATATTTTGTCGATAATTCGATTAAAAAATTACCAAAATCTGTTGTGCTAAGCTGACCTTTATATTCCGCTATCTGACTCAAATCATCTATTTCAAAAACTTGTACTGCAGAATAATCCGATCCATCTCCTCTCGCCACATCAGCGACTACTAAATAATTTTTTGAATAGTCAGGGTATTCCCATATCCATAAATTTTGATCAATTCCTGCTTTTTCTACTGGATCTTTAACACAATTTTCTTTATACCATTCTAAAATTTTAGGATCAACAACTGATTGGCCTGATGATAGAAAATCAGCATCACATTCCTGGCCTGCCATCGTAGGTCCAAGTACGATATCTTGTTCATCACGCCAAGCTTGATTTCTATCAGGATGAAGTGACCAATGAAGTTTTATAAAATTAAAATCATTAACATCATCGACGGCATCTACCCACATTCTATGAAACCAATTTCCCACACCATTAGGTGTCGATAACACAATACAATTTCCTCCTGTTGCAAGTGTTTGTTGCGATGCAGTCCAGATGGTATCGATATTATCAATAAAAGCGGCTTCGTCGAGAATTAAAAGTGAGAGTGCTTCAGATCGTCCTGCTTCAGATGTTGCTGCTAAAGCTTTAATTTGTGATCCGTTTACAAAACGTAAAGACAATTTATTATCTTCATCAACTTTAGTTTTTAACCATGACGGTAAATTAGCATACATGACACGAACTTTTGTAACTAAATTTTTTGCTGTATCTTTATCTTTCGCTATAACGAGAATATTTTTATCATTATTGAATAACATCGTCCATAATGAATACGCTGCAGTTAAAGTCGAAATACCTAATTGTCGAGACTTTAAAAGAATATTGTATCGATGTTTCTGAACTGCTTCTAATGTCTTTTCTTGAAATTCATATAAATCAAATTTAATTTTACCACGTTGAGGATGTTGAATAGTGCAGTACTTTTTCATAAAATGAGCGGGCTCTGATACGCATTTAAGATATTCGCGACGAATTACTTGTTTAATATTTTGGGGCATTATTTTTTCAACTTTTGTTTTTGTTGAGAAATATTTTCATTTCCTACTGCGAGTGCAACCGACTTATCAAAAGCTTGATCTCCATCTTCTTTCATTTCTTTCATTATAGCTACGACTTCTTTTTCTATACTTTTCCATCTTTGAGTTTCCTGATCTATTACCCATTCTTTCCATTTACCTGCTGCCTTTAAATCGACTTCAAAGTTTATTTGACAATGAAAACATCTCTGCATTCTATTATAAGTGTCCTGATCACGTTGTTTTAAAATCAATTTTTCACAATCTTTACATTCGTCAAATCCTCGTGCGGGCATTTTAGTAATTTGTCTTCTCTGCCCATTTATCTTCATCCATTCACGGCCATTCCCGTCAGTCCAACGATCACCTTCCTCACGTTGATGGATTGTCTTCGGTTCTGGACCGACTTGTATTTTTCTATTCGTTCCGTTGAGCATTGATCGTATTTTTTCTATGTTGTTCATACTATTGCCTTAATTTATATATAAATATATATAAAAAAAATTATCTACTAAATTTTAACATTCCTGTTATTTGATTCACTGGAGCGAAAGCGCCAGTAATTTTATATGTTTTACCATTATACTTGAAAACTAAACCTTCTGATGGTACAATAGCATCCATTCCTCCTATAGATTCAAGTTTTTCAAGTTGTGCTTTTAACTTTTTAATTTTTTCAATATTACCTCCAGCTCTAATACTACTAACCGCATTATCGACTTGTTTTTTCATTGTTTGAACTGATTTGTCTGGATTGACTGCTAAAAATCCGCTAACATTTTTTAATATTTCTGCGCCTAGTTGAAAAAATAATATTTCAAATGGTTTCATATTACTTTTAACAAATTTTACATGATCGTTTTTATCAAACGATATTGTCCAATCTAAAAATTTATCGTCTTTAATACCTTTTTTTATATCAGCGATTTTATATGATTTATCATAAAAGGCCCAGCGTTTAACTAAACCCCGTAAAACTCTATCTGGGATATTATATCTCATCTGCTTTGCTGCATTATAAATAAATTCTTCCCAAAATCTCTGATGATAAAGACTAAATGTATCGGAATCTCTTAACGCATAATGATTCTGAAGCTTTTTTAGTTTTTTAAAATAATAGTCCTTTCTGCTTGAAAAATCTTGATTTTTCGGAACGGTAAGAAACTGTGGTTTTGCTATTTTGTAATGTTTCTGTACATGCTGATTTATCTGTCTGACCATACCTTCTAAAATTCTTGCGCTTCCTCTCACTTCACCTACCGGAGTACCGGCATCGTTATATTCAATCGCTCCATGGAAAACAAGTTGAGCTAAATCATAGTTCACTACATTGGCGGATTTCGGCCACATCACTTCTAAATTCATAAAAGCCTTCCCGTTCATAAATATTTTATCTTGTTGCTTTTTTGACAAACCTCTGATAGCCTTTTGTAAATCTTTTACTGCAAAGACAAAAGCGTTATAGATTTCACCTCGACCCTTAAACATCGATATCATCCCCTTTATACCAACTGCAGTTTTTCCAGCGTTTTTTAAATGACCTTTATTCCGAGCAGCGATGAGTTTTCCATTTTTCCAGCTGATCATAAGATTCTGACCATCGAGTTTTTCAGAAACATTATCTTCTCGATTTAAATTACCCGATAATCCCATATCAATTATTTTTTTAAAGTCACTAAATGTCAATCCCCAATCATCAAACGGATGAGACATATGACCATATGCTCCACCTTCTAACAACAGCAACTGTTTATCCCACCAGCGTTTTGTTAAAATCTGTTCGCCCATCGTCATTTTGTTATCATACGCATCAGTTTCCATCTTCGTTATATCCGCTATAAAGGGTGATCTCCTCAATGCTTTGAAAGCAAGATTTTCTACTGAGAATTCACCTCCCCGTGCCAATCCGGAACTTCTCATTCTTTTAAGTTTCTCTTTTATCTTACCGACTGCGGCTATGACTTTATCGTATTGTTTATTTCTCATATATTTTTCAAGAAATGCAGTATATGATAAGTAGCCTTCAGCTTTTGTCCGTATATCGTCTAAATCGATTTGTAATTCTTTCTTTTTCGGTTCAACTATCCACTTATCGTTTAGAATGGAATACAGTCCAGACGCGACATGACTCTCTCCTACATTCTCAACATAAACTTCAACTGGAAATCCAAATACCGTTATATCGTGTTTTTCGTTCCACACGTTCTTTTTCGATAAAACATAATTATTTACTAAATCAATATTTTCATCAACTTCAGAAAATTTAATTCTTAAATGCAAATCTACATCGGAAAATTTTGACCAATTATAATTTGAAATACTTCCTGTCAATGTAACATCGTGAAGTTTTACATCTAATTCTAACTCTTTAAAAAAGTTATTTGCAATAACTAATAATTTTTTTCTTATCTCTGGTTTTAATGAATGCCCGTCCCACAATTTTGGATTAAGAGAATTCTGTATTGTAAAGCTTTTAATAACATCAGGTTTTATGTCTTCTCTAACATCTATATTCTCGTTTATTCTCATTTTACCTACAATATTATTTTTACGACTAAGAAATTTCTTATATTTAGAAACTCTGTAAACTAACTTTGTATCTACTATTTTTACCTTGAATGGTTTTCTTAATTTATTATCTTTATATAATCTAATTCTTGTATCGCCTTCATTTGGTTCAGCAAAATATAACTTTCCCCATCTTGCAAAATCTTTTTCAATTATATTTGTAATACGTTTCGGGGCTACAGGTAACGCATCTTCTTCAAACTTAATTCCTTCTTTAATAATACTTTCTTTTAAATCTTCTGATTCTTGTAAAATAATTTCATAATAAATTAGATCTTCACCATCTGATCCCTTTCCTCTTCTTTCTATCAAATCAACTACCTTTGATGTAACATCACTTGATCTTATAATTTCTTGCTCTTCTTTAAATTTATGCAGACTATCATAATTACTTAACTCTCTTTCATCACTTTTATCTGCATATTTTTTATAATCTGAATCGTTGGTGATTCCATCAATATGTAATCCTCTAATCTGACCTTTCGAATTTGGTTTAATTTTTATTACAAAAGAAACATCTTCATCGCTCGGTGGATTCCCAAAACTTGTGGAAATTGTTGATGTTCCAGTAAACCCCTGTGGGAAATCCAAATTAACATCTGATCCTACTTTATATTTTTCTAACATCCTCTTAACTTTATGTTTTTTAAGTGTCATTCCCCTTGATATTTCTTTTGGAGGTGGTGTTTGGATTATAGATTTGCCAGCCAACTCATTCATATGTGAATTTCTCTTATTAACATACTTATCTCCAAGTCTTTCCCTAGCTTCATATGCACCAAGTCCTTTCCAACTCGCAATATAATCATAAGTGGTTGCTTTTTCTTTCTCAGATAATTTACTCAATGGACTATCTTTCCACTGTTTATCTAAATGCTTTAATGTTTTTTCTTGTGTCGGATCTTTAGGATTATCTTTATTATACCATATATGTTTTATACCTTCTTCATCTAACATTTCAATCTTTCCACCATCTTTTCTTTTTTTAAGTTTTGATTTTCGTTTAATTGGTGGAGAATATTTTAATTCTTTTTCCCTATCTTCTAATTCCCAAAATTCCTCTTCTGCTTTTAAATACGGTTTAACTTTTTCATCGTGCTCTTTTGACATTTCTTCTATTTGTTTTAATAATCTTTCAGACTCTTGAGTGTTTCCTGCACTTTCAGCCTTCTCATATTTTTCCTGCAGTGGTAGGAAGATTTTATCATATTC